GCTTCCGCGACATTCACGAGCGCACGACCGGCGACCTGGTCCGCCACTTTACCAGCGCGATGGCCTAAGCGATGCGCGGCATCACCGTTCTCGGACACAACCCGGCCCTCGACCTCTCACCCTATGCCATCCCCGAATGGCTCAACGTCCAGCCGCGCGGGTTTGGCGACGGCCGCTCGCCGGGCTGGCGCGATGGCATGATGCGCGCCCAGGTTGTTGTAGATGAGGATCATGAAGACGATTTGGATATAACGTCCCATCCCGTACAGATGGGGGCCGTTATACACGATCACGCGTTTAAGCGCCCGGCTAGTGTGCGTTGTAGGTTAGGTTGGAGCAACGGCTACGCTTACGATACCAACCTCGATGATGTCCGCCGGATCTACGACGATATCCTGCGACTCCAGGCCCGGCGGCTTCCCTTTGATGTCGTGACGGGAAAACGCCACTACCAGAACATGCTGGTGGCGTCGTTGCGGACGCATACCGATCAGAAGCTCGAATACACACTGATGTGCGATGTCGAGTTTCGCGAGATCGTGCTCGTCGGAACCTCGGTCGGCGCGGCCGGGGTCGGCGCTCAGGAGGACCAGGCCGACCCGGAGAGCACGACGCCGCAATCGATGCGTGGCCCGATCCAGGTCACCAGCGTGCGCGTCATGGTGCAGCACATGCTGCAGAGCGGGATCCCGCAGAGCGAGATTGACGCCATGCTGCGGGCCGAGGGCTTCGCCCCGCTGCCGCAGGCGATCCCAGGCCCGACGGCCGTGCTCGGGCAACCCTAATGCCGTCGCAGCTCGTTCGCTTTCTCAATGTGCTCGAAGTGCCGCTGACGGCGCGGCCGCAAATAGTGACCGCCTGGCTCGGCGACAAAGAATTCCAGATCCGGCTCTACTGGTTGAAGCCGGCGGCGTGCTGGGTGATCGATCTTGCCGATGTCGAAGGGAATCCCATCGCCAACGGGATTCCCTTGGTCACCGGCGCTGACCTATTCGAGCAGTTCCAGTACACCGAGCTGCGCGGTGGCCGGCTGATCGTCATGTCGACCGATCGGCCGCCGGCGACGGTGCCAGGCTGGGGCGATCTCGGCGTCACAGGACATGTTTACTGGATTAGGCGCCCCGATGAGCGATGAAGACGTATTCGGCCAGACCTTTCAGCGCAGCGGCCGGCTTAGCCCGCATGTCGGGGCGACCGACCAGTGGCTGCGGGTGTGGCGGCTGATCATCGGCCGGCACGATGGCCAGGGCGATTTTAGCGTGCTCAGCAGCGAGGTCCCGACCGGGATCGGCCCATCGCAGCACACCTATTCGGCCGGCCTCAGGATCCATTTCAACATCAGCATGATGACGGCGCAGACGCCCAACACCGCCGAAATTACGATCTACAATCTGCGCGACGACTACGCCAAAAACCTCATCGTCGAGGGTCAATACGTCACCCTTGAGGCCGGCTATCAGTGGGGCAACGCCGGGGCGATCTTTGTCGGCACGATCAAGATGTTTAAGGTCGGTCACGAGACGGCTACCGACAGCTACCTCAAGATCTACGCCGGCGATGGCGACAAGGCCTTTACCGAGGCGGTCAATAACGAGACGGCCGAGATCGGCACCGAGGCACGCGACCTCTCGCGTAAGATCGAAACCAAATTCGAGGAAAAGAACGTCACCACGGGCTATGTCGAGCGGCAGGCCATGAAGCTACCGCCGCTGGTCCGCGAGCATGTCCTGTTTGGTCAGAGCGCCGAGCAAATGCGCGACTTCGCGCGAGCCAACGGGGCGATCTGGCATATCCTGAACGAGAAATTTAACTTTCAGGGACCGGCGAGCTATCAGCCTGGTGCGGTGATCAACCTCAATGCCGCGAGCGGGCTGATCGGCTTCCCCGAGGTTACCCCGGATGGGATCACGGTTACCGCGCTGATCAATTCGGCGATCCGGCTGCGCCAGCGGCTGCGCATCAATAACAAGTACATCAACCAGTATTTTATGCCAGGTGGTCAATCCGGCGGCACGTATTTTCAGATGGGCGCCTCGTTTCAATTTGCCCCTTTGTCGGACGACATTATAAAGCGCGACGGTCTATACACGCCGGTACAGATTAATTACGAAGGCGATAGTCGAGGCGGTCCCTGGTACATGACCATGACTTGCTTAGCGGTCAATGAAGGGGCTAGCTCGTCCTTCTTGTCTGTCCTCAATTCGGTGTTTAGCCAGATCTAGGACGATCGCATGGTCGACCAGCGCGAGCGGACCAACGACCAGGAAGAGAGTATGCGCCTGGCCAATGACAGCCTGGCGCAGACCCTGTGGTGCGTCATGCCGGTGCTCGTCAAAGAGGATAGCGAGGGGCACACCGTGCGCCTGCGGCCGGCGATCAAGGCCGTGCAGCGCAACGAGCAGGGTCAGATGGAGCCGGTTGAGATGAGTTGGCTCGGCTCGTGCCCGGTGGCTTTCACCCAAGGCGGTGAATTTGTCATCACCCACCCGGTGAAGGAGAAAGACGAGGGGATCGTCGTCTTCGCCGATCGCAACATCGATGGCTGGTGGAAGGACGGCGATGTCCAGCCCGAGATCTTTATGCGCCGGCATCATCTATCCGACGGTATGTACATCCCTGGGGTGCGCTCGTGCCCGCGTGCGCTCGGCGGTAACCCGCAGCAACTGACAAATGGTCATCAGCGCCAGAGCAACGATAGCCGCAAACCGTCGACCGCGACGATCCAGATCCGCACCGAGCAGGGCGATCATTACATCGAGCTGACCGGCGCCGAGCAGGCCGGGCAGAGCGCGGTCGACATCATCGTGCATGCCAATGACGCGATCGAGGGCAAGCCTGGTCCGCTCGTCAACATCGTCTGCGTCCGGGCGAATATCAAAGCCAGCGAGAAAGTTCACTTCGACACGCCACTATTCGAGACTACTGGAGAAATCAAAGCGAAGGGTGAGATCACCGCCAAGGCCGATGTCTCGGCCAGCGATGACTATTCGCGCGCGGCCCGCAGCGCGGTCAATGACGACGCCCGGCGGCTTGCCGATATCACCCCGTTCTCGGGCGAATCGGTGACGCTGAGCCAGCATGTGCACGAGCGCACGCAGAGCGCCCCGCCGCCGTCGGAGAGCGGGCCGCCCAAGCCGGGCAGCTAATGCCGCCCGAGCCGCTTCCCTGGTCGATGGCGGCACCGTTGATCGCGGTGTTCTGCGCGGTCGCCTGGGTCGTCATCATGGGAGCCATCTGGTGGTTTTTCGCGTAAGGCGCATGTCTGAGAACCTGGCCGATCCGCAGCGTGTCGGTGGGGACATGACTTTCGGCCGGGGGTTCCTCGATTTTATGATCGATTCGCCAGCGGCCGTGGCGCAGAGCGTCTACACTCGCCTAATACTCTGGCAAGGAGAGTGGTGGCTCAATCGTAGGTCGGGCACACCCTGGCTGCAGCAGATCCTCCAGCACGCGCCCTCGGCCGTGCCCGACAGCATCATCCGCCAGCGGATCCTCGGCACGCCCTTTGTCACCGACATGGTCGACTACGCCTCGACCTATGAGCCGACCAATCGGCATTTTACCGTGAGCTGCAAGCTCTACACCCAATTCGGCGTCGTCACCCAGGCCCCCGAGGGGACGCTGATCAGCCCGAGCGGCGCGCTGGTCATGCCGTTGATGGCGCCGCCGCCGTCGGAGATCCTCCAGCAAGACCCGCTGCCGCTATTGCCGCCTTGAGGATGCGATGCCTGGTCCCTATCCCCTCGAACGACTGTCGGTCACGATCGACCGGGCCGGTATTCAAGGCCCGATCTTCGAGGATATATTGCAGTCTCTCCGGGCTGCTTACATGGCTATTTACGGTTCAGACCTCAATTTGGCGGACGATACACAAGATGGTCAATGGCTTGCAGTACAGTCCAAAGGGTTTTACGACGCTAATCTTGCGTTGATTGCCGCTTACTTTAGCTATTCCCCGACCTTTGCGCAGGGCATCGGCCTCTCGTCGCTGGTCAAGATCAACGGCCTGCGCCGGCAGGAAAGTTCGCGTAGCTCGGTCGAGGTCACCATCGTCGGCGAACCTTACACGCAGATCCGCAACGGCACCGTCAACGACCAGTTTGGCAATCAGTGGGTGCTGCCGCCGCTGCTGGTGATCCCGCGCTCGGGCGAGATCACCGCCCTCGCCATCGCGCGCGAAGAGGGCGACTACCGCGCCGATGTCGGCACCGTCACGGTGATCGGCTCGCCGCAGCCAGGCTGGCACTCGGTCTACAATTATTCGGCGGCGATGCCCGGCCTGCCGATCGAGACAGACGCCCAGCTACGCCAGCGCCAGGCGATCTCGACCAGCCTGCCGGCGATCACTCCGCTCTTAGCGGTATGGGCCGCCGTCGCCAATATCCGGGGTGTCGGGCGCACCAAGTGCTATGAGAACGACACGCATCTCTACAACGACCTCGGTCTGCCGCCGCACTCGCTCGCGGTGGTGGTCTATGGTGGCGACACTTACGAGATCGCGCTGACCATCGCGCGCAAAAAGAACACCGGATGCGGCACCTACGGCACCACCGAGGTCATCGTCTATGAACCGCCGTCGGCGCCGAT